ACGACGCTGTTGGCGTGATCCGAAAGATCAACATCGTTGATCAGGAGTTGCACGTTCTTGAACGCGATAATCGCCATGATTAGTTGTCCTCTGCTTTCGCTTCGTCTTTCTTAGAGGTCTTAGAGACTGGCGTGAGGTGTCCACCTTCCACCAGCGCGTCAATGTTAGCACCGCTGAAGTCGCTATCGCTCACAACGGAACCGAACGCTTTGCCGTCAAGTTTGTGGGAAGTCACCTGATACTTAGCCATAGTCACATCTTAGCCGTTCACGGTCACAGAAACAGCGATCTGGAGAAACTCTGCATCAGCCTGATTCACGCTGGAGATATTGACCGATGAGGCGACGGTGAGGGACTGGCACGTTCCGCCGAGCGTCTCGTCAGCCTCCAACGCTGCACGCACGCTCTTCGCCCCAGAATAGGCAAGGTACTGATCTAGTTCCGCGAACGCCCTATCGTCCGTGTATCGACCGACGATGACGTAAACGGTTACGTCGTATTCCACCAGACCGCCAGCCATCGCACGGTGATAGCGGATGTTGTTGATAACGGGGAAACCGATCGGCGGATTGGTCTGCGGAGGCTGATACGAGAACACTCGCAGCCCAGAGATCGTCGCCAGCCTGTTCTTCAGCCCGGTCACCACCTGCGTAGGGGTAGCAGGCATCAGGCGATCGCCACCTTGCGGTAAGGGTCAAGGAAGTCGCGCACATCGGGATCGACCGCACGCACCTGAATCGCCATATCCGCGAAACCGACAACGCCCAGCGCAGCGTTGTACCGTGCGAAACCGCGGATCGATAGCAGAACACAAGCTTCACGAATGTCGTGAGGGACGGAAGGGTATCCCCAAACGCCAGTGATCTCAACACCAGGCAACGCCGGGTAAGTGAAGATCGGGAACGTCTTCGCGCCAACAGCCGTAACACGCCAATACGGGATACTGTTCAGGTTCGCGTCGTATGGTTCCAGCGCATAGTCCTGTCCAGCCGTCCAAGTCGTAACAAACGTCTGATCCCCGTCGTCGTCAGTCTTCAGGGTCGTCACCGAAACGAGGTCATCCTGCAGGAACAGGGTGTCGATGTACCGTGCGAAGAACTTGACGGTCGCGTTCTTCTGGTAGAAGAACCTTCCGCAATACCCGTCAATACGACGCGAAGCACCCTCAATGGAACGCTCTAGTTTCGCGTCGTCAGTGTTATCGGTGATCATCAACGCTGACTTCACCTCAGCCAAGGTGCAGTAACCGTTTGTGATCGCCACGTCAGACCTCGCGTTTCTTGCGCTTCGCCTTCGGTGCTACCGCACGCTCTGACTCAACTTCCAGAACAGCAGCCTCAACCTCTACTGGCGCGGTCACAGCATAGCGTTTCAGCAAGTCGTCAATCTGCTTAACACGATCGGGACGATTGCGCTGAACATAACCCAAACGCTCGTTCAGCAGGGACGCGATAAGAATGTCTTGCTTCTTCATGTTTCACTCCAGAAATGAGTATGGGGAGTGCTCGTTTCCGAACACTCCCCACACTACAGGTTGTATCTATCTAACGTGAGTTAGAAGGTCGGGGTAACCAATCCCGTGCCACCGATCAACGCGAAAGCGTTGGGGTAGCGGTTAGCGGTGAACGCAGAGTAACCATAAACAATCATGGTCACGTCCAGTTCGGCAGCCTTCGGCTGCTCGAAGCGGAGCATCATCGGTGCGCCATCGCCCTGTTCCCACAGGTGCGCTTCTTGCGTGTTGCCGATGATGATCACGTCCTCGTTCGCGCCTGCGCCATTCGTCGTGATGACGTTGGCATCGGTGATGACCGGGAGTCCAGCGATCGTGTAACCGCTGTTGCCGTACACAACGCTGCCCTGACCGACCGCAACCGCATTGAACGCCCCGTTGCCGACCGGGACGGCGAGAGGACGGTTCTGCAGGTCGAGCGACGACAGAATCCACGCCAAACGACGGGGATGCATCAGGATGAAGTTTGGTCCACCGAAGAAGTTGGTCTGAATGCGCTGAACGCCATCCAACAGTTTCGGATACAGTTCCGCGACCGACGGCGAACCATCGGTGTAGGTGATGACCTGCGTGATGACGTTCGTCATCGACGTTGCGCTCGTGGTGACCCAGTTCGCGTCAAGGTTGGTGTGGTAAGCCGAGACGAGATCCGCCATGACCAGCGAATCCACGTTCGTACCACGCTCCAGAGCCTGACGGCTGACGTTCTGCTGACCAGCGATCGTGACGACCGACAGATCCAACTTGGTGTCATCCATGTTGGTTTCCTGAACGCCTGCACCCTCGGTCTGGACGGCAGTTGCCGAACCAGTTGTCACCTTGCTGATGGAGATCGTGAGACCCTCAGCAGGGAGAGCGTGCTTACGGGCAACGTCAAGGAACGGACGACCGGCGCGAGCAAACGGTGCTGCGAGTTCGGTCAGGAACTGCGGAACAATGAGTCCAGCAAAGTTGGCGCTGGTAACGTCACGACGCTCCACGCGCTCCTCGTTCATGTGACGCGAGAGACGCTCACGCGCATCGTAGTCACCGAGAACCTGGGCACGGAACGCATCGGCAACGAACGAGTGCTCACCGCGCTCGCTGTAGGTGCGAGGCTCGCTCTTCACCTTGCTGGTTGCCTCAACGATCTTCGTCTCGCTGCGAACTTCGGCAGCCTTGGCGGAACGTGCTTCCAGTTCCTCGTGACGAACGATCTGCTCGTCGAGACCGCGCACCTCTTCCAACTTCGCGGCGATTGCCACGTCTTCGTCGGCGGTGAGGTCGCGCTTCTCGGTCTGGGCGATCGCCACAAACTGATCGGCTTCGGCGAGAAGCGCAGAACGCTTCTCTTTGAGTGTGTCTGAGTACTTCATTTCTGCTCCCAATGTGAGGATGGTTGGTTGAGCAGTGGTGGCTTGAAGTGTTACCGGCTTCGCTCCGACTGCTGATGACGTGCGATTGCCAACTGGTTCTTACGAAGCAACAGGCTGTTCGCGCTATTCACGATAGCCTGATCGCCCTTCTTACGCAACTCTGCAACAGTTTCCTCGTAAGCCGGGAACGTGACGATGGAAACGTCGTACAACTGAACTTCCTTCAGTTCGCGCATCGACCGATCACGGTTCCACGAATCCTTGATTGTGCGGAACGCGAAACTCATCTGGGTCATATCACCGCGACGCATAGCCGACAGAACGCGCTGCGCGTCGGGATTCATCGGATCAAGGTCTGCTTCCACGCGGAGACCGCGCTCGTCCTCAACCATCTGCAAGGTTCCCGACTTAGAACGGGCGAGGGGAATGCCTTCGTGGTCGATGAGCAGGCGCACGTCAGCACCGTCGTTCAGGGTCTTAGTGAACGCGCCACGGCGAACATACTCAATCCAAGGAAGCGGTTCGGACGGGGAATCAAATACGGCTGCGTAACCGACGAGTTTGGTGGAATCGCCCATGGCACGGACTTCCAGATTGCTGTAGGCAACGGAACGTCGTTCGTCCTTAGGGACGGTTACCCACGCGATAGTTGCCGTATCAGTCATCGTGTAATCCTTCGGTGCGCTGCGTTCAGCATAGCCGATTCGTTTACGCTCTTCATCCATCTGTCGCACGATGCCCTCTGCGTAGTTCTGTGCGCGACGTGCCGACTCCTTCGTACTTCCGCCACCCCATAACAGCATCGCGACGAGACCGGGCGTAATCTCGTCACCCTGAACAGCGTCAAGATCGACGATGTGGCGAGCGATCCAGGGACCAATCCTACGCCATTTGGCTTCGCTGAGGATTTCGCCGTTCGCCATCTTGGCTGCGTCTTCTACGGTTTGCGGTCGGAGACCTTCGCCAGATTCGCCTTGTTCGTGCAAGTCCAGACCGCGACGCGCCGATTCCGCCATGAAGTCTGGGGCGACCATCTTAATCGCACGGGATTCGTATTCCATCCCTTGCTCTTCTGGTTCTTGGAACTGTTCAGACAGTTGCTCGGCTACAAACTCGTCGGGCGAATACACATCGACACCGAGCGACGCGACCGCTTCACGGTTCATCTCCGAGTTATCCACGAAAGCGTCAATCTCGTAGCCTTCATCAAGCAAGGTGCGAATAACGTCTTGCTTGAACACGGTGACCGCTGATGGCTCCGTCGATCCTTCGTTCATGATCAGTCGCACGTAACCGACCCCAGCATCCGACAGATGTTGGACGGTCTCCTCCCGTGAAGTTTCCTTACGACCCGTCAGGAGAATGACTGGGTATTCGGAACCATTGACCACCGTGATCACGTCTTCTATCGGGCGAGAGCCGTCAGCGAGAAGCGTTCCGTCAATATCCACAACTAGAACTTCTTGGTCTCCGTGTGGTTGCCATGCATTGCAGTAATAGGCACCGTCTACATACGCATCCCATTTCTGGCAATACGCCTTGTCCCCTTGGACCATTTCTTCGTTGTAGAACATACAGTTACCGCAAGCACGACCTTCTGGAACATCGGAAGATAATGCTGGTCGATAGTTATCTGGCAATGCTCGTTCTCCACCCGGCTCGATGCCTTCCGAGATAGACACAGCAACCATCTGCTCAATCGCTGCTTCTTTCGTGCTATGGCAACCAATCACCGATCCGTCGTCCTTCTGAACAGCCCAGCCTGCACAGTCGGGATTCTGGTCGCTAATGAAGTACGGCATCGTCAATCAACATCCGGGGTCATCAC